GCGGTGGATTTGGCCCTCTCCCGCTTAGGCACCGCTCCCGTCTGCCGGGTTTCCGCCTGCGGCTGGCTTGTCTTCTTCTGCTTCATCTGCGTCCACGAGTCGTGCCACGCCATCGTTGTGTGCCTCAGTTGTTGCCTTGCTTGCGTGCCTCACGGCGGCACGAGCGCCGCCCCAAACGTTGACGATCACGGCGTCGGTCAGTTGCCCGCGCTCGGCGAGCACCTGGTCGAGCCCCACGAGTGCCTTGTAGAGTTCCCACCCAGCCGCCCTCGCCTGCTCGGGAGTGAGTGTCGCCATCGGCATGGGCTGGAAGCCGCTGCCGCAAACCCGTGAGGGCATGCGGATCGGCGGACGATCCTTCATGCGGATGTCCGACTCCTCGCGGCGGGCCTCCTCTTCGAGGTAGGCGAAGGCGGTGATGGGCTGGGTCATCGGGCGTGCGCCTCCGCGTCGATCTCCTGGGCATCGAAGTGCTCGGTGCCGGTGTCCTCGGCATCGACGTGCGTGATGCGGGCCACCTGCTGGCGGGCCTGCTGCACGTTGACGGCCACGTTCACGCTCGGCCGCATCCGGTCGGCCTCGTCGGGATCGACGATGCCGCTGAAGCCGAAGGCGTAGCGGATCGCCTGGATGGCGGCCTTGTGCCTCAACATGCGGGCGGGCCACTTCTTCCACGGGTCCGTCCCCTGGCGGCACTCGGCCAGATACTCCGTGACCTCGACGGGATGGCTCCGATCCTTGCGATGCACCTGGGCGGTGATCGCCACGAGCTGCCCGTCGTCACTCAGGCGATCCACGAACGTGATGCCGTCGTAGGCGGCGTGGCTGTTGGCCATCGTCATCCACCCGTCGATGCCGACGATGGGCTGGATGCCGCCGCCCCGCGTCGGGAAGGCGTAGATTTCCTTCGTGACGGGGTTCAGCCCGTACTCATTGGCCACGAGCAGGAAGGCAGCGAACTGCTCCTTCGTCGCCTTGTCGCAGCCGCACGTCGCCCGCACCGTCGCCTCGAAGGCAGCGGGCTCCATGCCGAACTTCGTAGCCATCGAAAGCAGGATGCTCTTGCGGTCCTGCGTGTTTGCAATCTGCGTCGTCATCTTTTGAGTCCTTTCGGGAGCGTGTCGTTTAGGAGTGAAAGCCGTTGCTAGAAAACGTGTGCATCAATTCCTGCTGTGCCGTCTTGGGTTGCGTGGCAATGTTCTCGACGGCACTGGCCAGCCGCTCGAGCACGCGGTAGATCTCATCCAGCGTCGTGTCAATCGACGCGAGCGATGCTGCGGCAGCCAAAGTTGCTGACGGCTGACTGTCCACAACTGTGGACGATGGCGTTGCGTGCGAGTCCTCATCGTCAAAGGCGGACAGAGATCGCAGATACTCGTCTGCGTCCGCTTTGTGAACCCAGACAGCGCCGCCCTTAAGGTCGCCAACGTGGCGGACCAACTTCACGGCCCGTATAAGTCCAGTCTTTTGCGCTCTTGAAACAGCCTTATAGTCCGTGCTGTTAACGACAAAACCTGACATTCCTACGTAGCCAACCGGCACTTGCGATTCGTCTTGAATGAACGTGGTTGTGTGTCGAGTCTTCATGCTTCGCGTCCCTTTCTTTCCTTGGTGAAATCCCGCGTCCGCGTCCTGCCTCAGCGGGGCGATCCCTTCCGTGGCTTACCCGGCTCCGCCGGGCTCCGTGTCTCAGTGCGTGATGTCGTGAACGCTGACGGCCAGCCATGCGCCGCCCACGTCCACCGTGAGCCGGTCGCCGTCGATCCACTCGACGCGGCCCTGCCACCGGCGGCCTGCGGTGCAGCCACTCACGAAGTCGCCCTCGGCGGGCATGCTCACCGGGCTCGGGGTGTGGTCAGCCATCCCCGCCACGGCGGCGAGGTACTCGTTCTGATGGGGGTCGGTACTGTACATGTGTTTACTGGCTCCTTTGGGGGTGGCGAAAATGTATTGACGGGTGAACTTCTGTCAAGTGGCATAGCGTCGGCGTTAGAACAAAATCAAAAAAAACTGGTGGCTGCGGTCAGGATCATGTCGATTGCGTCGTGGACGAAGCGGGCGAGCGCGGTGTCGTGGCCGAGGTCTTGGCCCAGGCGGACCAGCACCATCGACTCAAGAGCTCGATCCCAGTTGATGCGTTTCATGTTTGCCCTCCTTTTGCGGTTCTCAGCCGTCGATGCCGTGGCGGCACAGTTGCTGGTCGGGGCAGTCGACCGGGGAAAGCCATCCGAGTTGCCCTGCTTCGCAGTCGGCACGTGCGGCTTCGTCAACGACGGCACGCACGCGAGCCGGAAGTGCGTCGTACCGTGCGTACAGGTCATCGACGTGGGCCACCGCAGAAGCAAGGCTCGGCTCCCACTTGCCGTTGATGCCGCTGGAAGATCCGTATGAAACGCTCGGCGTGACTGCAAACCCCTGCTGCGAATCGCACACACGACCGCTGCCGTGCTTGCTGATGAAGTTCCGAGTGATGCGAAAGCCTCGATACAGGAACGTCATTGCGTCGATCTTGGTTGCCTTGGTCATCGTCTCGTCTCCCAGTTCTCGGCCGCGAGTCTCATTTGCTCGCATGGCCCTATTGTAGCGTCGGCGTTAGAACTAGCAAGGGGTGAGAAATTATTTTTTTCGACCCGGTTTTTCCCGTGAAAATCGCTAGTTTCGGGAAAACTTGCCAGGACGGCCGCCGGTTCCACGGTCCCGCTTGGCGAATCGGAGCACCTCGGCCTCGTCAAAAACGAGGGCGGTGGGGGCGGCGTGCCACGAGTCCAGGCCGCCTTTGTCGCCCCCGAGCAGGGCCAGCTGGCGCACCCTGCCCATCGAGACGTTGAGGATCTTCGCCGCCTCGGCTGTGGAAATCAGCTTTTTCCCGGTCGGGAGTGCCACGGTGATCATGCCTCCAATACTAACGCCGGGGCAAGCGGTGTCAAAGGGGCGAGCCCGGGTGGAACCCCGGCCCAGACCACCTGTACAATCCGGTGGCCGGGTCGAAGTTCGAGTGGAGGCGAGTTCGGTTCAATAAGTGTATACTTCTGTACACTTATGGCTTCGGCCGAGCAAAAAAGGAGTTTCCACCATGCCCATGCCGTTGCCGGAATTGCTTGAGCGTTACGCCCTGTTACGCCAACTGAAGCCCAAGAGCGTCGAGCTCTACGAGATGCTGCTGGATCGCGTGAAGAAATTCTTGGGGCGAGAGGCCACCACCGACGACCTCGACGACCTCATCATCAGCCGCTACCTCAAGTGGCGAGCAGAGACACCGGGGTGGAGGAACCGCCTGCCGTCGCCCGCCAGCGTCCGCAAGGATCGCGTGATGCTCGCCGCGATCTGGACCTACGCGGCGAAGAAAAGAATCGCCGCCGAGTTCCCCGAGTTGCCCAAGGTGAAGGTGCCCAAGCGGCTGCCCACGGGCCGGGCCTACACGGCCGACGACGTGGCCGCCTTGGTGCGGCGCGCCCGCCTGCGTTGTGGACGCACTGGCGGCGTTCCTAGCGGCTGGTGGTGGGCCACCATCATCTATGCCATCTACTGCACCGGCGAGCGTCTGGAGGCCACCATGTCGCTCCGGTGGGCCGACGTGGATCTGGAGCGGCGGCGCGTGGTGTTTCGCGGCGAGACCCGCAAGGGCTCGACCCGCGACATCGAAAGGCAGATCACGCCCGACCTGGCCAAGATGCTGGCCCTGCACCGGCGGGCCGACGCCGATCTGGTCTGGCCGTGGGATCGCCGCACGAAGAGCCAGTGGACGAGCTTGAAACTGCTGTGCAGCAAAGCGGGCGTGAAGTATCGGGGCTTCCACGGGCTGAGACGCACGGCCGCGAGTTATGCCGCCCTAGCCGGGGGCCGCTCGGCCGCGACGCAGCTGCTCGACCACAGCGACCCGAACCTGCAACGGGTATATGTCGATCCCGTCATCTGCCCGAACGAAGAGGACTCGACTGCGGCCCTGCCGCACCTCGACTTGAGATAGCCGGGCTGACGGGGAGGCGGCAGGGAAAGGAAGGAAAACCTGCCGCCTCAACCCGCCGCCCGGCTCATTGTTCCGCTGGCCGTGCGATGTTCTCTCGGCTCGCCAAGATCGCCAGCAGCCGCTCGCGCTCTTCGAGCAGCCGCCCGATCATGCGTGCCGCCGTGCCGTTCGTGGCCGTCCAACTGTTTGACGGCCCGTGGCGGCCCACCCACAGCCACGCCTCCTGGGCCTCGTCCTCGCTGTAGTGCACGCGGGGATTCACTCGACGCTCTCCCGGTAGAGCACCAGGGCGATGATTGAATACGCCGCGAGGTCGAGCAGCGTGTCCTCCACGCCGTCGAATTCCACCTCGCCCCGGCGAAAGAACGACCGCAGCCGGTGCATCTTGTCGCTCATGCGGAGCACGCAGCCCGCGTAGGCGGGCACGTTGATGACATCGGCCGAGTTGCGGATGTTGCTCAGGGCATCGTCGTCCTGCCCGTAGTCTTTTGTCTTCCGAAGGTGGAGCGTGCGGATCTCGTCAAGGATGTCGAGGAACTCGCGCGAGCCGGGCCGCAGTCCCTCACGCATCACGCCATCACCATTGAGTCGGTCGGCCACGGTAATCATCCCTTTCTGGTCCCTTCGCTGACGTGCATCGATCGCAGCCCGCCATCGGGGCTGTAGAGGAATGTTTCGCATGCCTGTCTAGCCCCGAGAAATCCGTTGGCTGAGTGCCAATCGTCAGGCGGGCAGATCGTCGGGGCCGTTCGCACGATCACGCCGTCGAGCGTGTCGAGCGGCTTGTTGTGCTCGGCCGCCTGGTGGTGCAAGTGGCCCGTGTGCCACTCGCGATAGGTGCTGCGGCTCCACGCCTCGCGTTGCTCAAGGGCCATGATCTGCGGGAGTTTCCGCTTCGCCTTGTGCCCGTGCGTGAACCCGAGCAGGTTGCGCCCGTGCGTGAGGTATTGCCGCGAGAGGAAGTCGGGCTTGATCGTCACGGCCTTTGATCCACGGAACCGCTCCACGAGAATCCGCTGAAAGGCCCACGTCAGCACTTCGTCGTGGTTCCCGTTCACGATCACCACGTCGGTGGGGGCCGAGGCCGCCGACCGCTCGACGATGCCGAGCAGCGAGTCGCAACCCACCTGAATCATCTTCTGCAATCGGCCGTCACGCTCTAGCGGCGTGCCGCCGGTTGTGGTGCCGCTCGGCGTGTCGTAGTGGAAGAGGTCGCCCAGGAAAGCGATCGTGCGGCGCGTGGGCTTGTGGGCATCTCCCACCGCCACCAGTTCGGCCCCGGCTTTGCCCACGAGCTGCTCGGCCAGGTCGAGGTCGTAGTCGCTGCCGCCCGTGGTCTTGCTCCACGAGTAAGCCCCGAAGTGCGTGTCGCTGATGACGAGCACCTGCCATAGGCCGTCTGCCTTGGGTGCCTTGACAGTTTTGGTCAAGGGCTTGCGGAGCGTCTTCTTCGCGGCGTCGATCATCGCCTCGACCACTTCGATGGTCGTCGGCCCGCCCTTCGGCTTGAGCCGCACGAAGACGCGGTGCAGTTCAATGCTCCCGCCTTCGCCGTCGCCTGTCTCCCACTTTGTTGCCTCAGATGCAGCCACTTCAAAACGCTGCATATCGGCTTCGATATGGGCGAGCAAATCCTCGACGGTCTTGATCCGTCTGCTCGTGGAGCGGGCTTCGAGCGAATCGCCGTCCTGCCGCTGCGTGACTTGTTCGGCGTCAGCGCTGGGCTTCGGGGGCGGGAGCTTCGCGGCCACGCTCTCGGCTAGCGTCTTCCTTCGAGCCACGAGATGACTCCTTGTAGGCCGCTTGTTTTCCACCCGCGCTCGCGAGCGGCGTCCATGATCGCGCGAGCATAGGCCCGCTTCTGGTGCACGTCGTGGTTGAACGCCTGCCGCACGCGCTCCAGTTCAGCCTGGGCCTCTGGCTGGAGTCGCTCAAACCACGTCAGGAACCCAGGGCTGCGGTTCTTCGCCCGCGAGAGCACGTCATCCAGCAGGCTCGGTGCCTTCGCCTTCGCCATGCGTCACTCCTTTGGCGTGAGTGTGTAGAGCATCGCCAGCACACGCCGCTGCACGCGGGCCGCCTCGGTTACGGCCTCCTCTGAGATGTTCGGGCCGAGAGCCGCGTGGAGTAGTTCGTGCAGGATCGTCTCGACGCGCGACCAGCCGCGTTGTTTGTCGTCAATGAGGATGCGAGGGCGGGCTGAGTTGTCGAAGAACGTCCAACCGGCGGCGTCACCCTTGAGCGGCACGAAGCGCAGAAGCCAGCGCTTGCCGTCAATCGTGATGTGGTGATCCTCCGGCATCTGCTGCGTCCCTTTCGCCCGTCAACGTAGCGGGGCTGTCAATCGCCAACGTAAAACCGCTTCGCCGCAATCAGCGCGTTCCGCGCGTCCGTCTGGAGCTTATTCCCGACCTCATTTAGCCACCGCTGCCGGGCCGGGCAGCCACACCCACCGGGCTTGCCCTCCGTGCGTGTCAGCCGCTCGACGCGCTCCTTTGTGATCCCGAGAGCGGTGAGCCCCTTTTCTACGAGGTCGCCGACAGGGATGGGCTCCCATATGTCTTCCGGCACAGGCGCGCACATGCGATAGAGCGGCAGCGTCTTGGCAACGTAGCCGCAGGTTGGGCAGGTGCGCTCGGGGTTCTGGAAGTCGCACAGTTTTGCGGGGTCGATCATCCTGAGATTTCCAGCCGTATGTATGGGTTTGGAGGAGGCGGCAGAAATTCAAGGCCCGGAGGGTACTGCGGAAGCAATCCGTTTCGGTTGTGGCTAATGACATAAGACCCAGGCTGCGGCCTGCACATCGTGGACGAATTGCAACCAATGCAGCCCGGAGAAAAATGATGAAAGTCTGGAAATGCTAGGTAGTTGTCTCCAGGAGATCCGACGCGAGTTTGGCATTTCTTTTCACACGATTGGCAGCCAGCCGTGTAGTAGTCGTTGCAGTGCGTGACGGCGGCATAGAACCCGAACCCGCCATAGCTAATGGTGCAGTTCTGAACCGCACCAGAGGGGCCACCGTTAAGGCCGCGCACCAGCACGATTGAATATGGGTCCGGCTCGACCCACTCTTCGCCGGTCCATGAGCTTGCCGGGTAAACCGTTGCCTCGATCTCTAGCGGCGCTGTTCCGCCGTCCCGGCAGCAGACGTGCCGCGTCTGAGAACCAGTTAGTTCTGCGAGCGGTGCGTAGTTGCCGCCCGGTGTCACTGTGAGCGTGACTCCAGATGGAGCGGTCGCTTCAAACGGCAACGGCACGCATTCCTCGTTTTGGCCTGGCGTCCTGAACGCCTCCGCGAAGCAAGCACCACTGGCAGATGAATAGGGCGCATCGGAGCCCTTGTTCAGGTCCGTGCCGTTCCCGCGATCCCAAACCATGACGCGGGCCGCAGAAGTTGAGTATTGCACCTCGACTGTCGTGATGCAGCCCTTGTTTAAAAAACGGTGCTGGTAGAGGCACGGATTCAGCGGACCAAACCCGTCGGAAGTGCGACTCGGCCTTCTTAGGACGACAGATTTCCCGTTCCAGTACGGTCCGCAACAAATCTCGACCCATTCCCACGCCAAATATCCAAAGCCGCCATTGGCAATTTTAAGCCCCGTGATCTGGCCGAATGTTGCACTGTTGGGGTTGGTGTTGATGGTCGCGCTGATTGAGGCCCCACCGTAGGTGCCTGCCGCTCTGCCTCGCTGCGCGACAGTAACCGTTACCGTCGCGAGCTCAATCGTCGTCGGCCCTGGCAAATAGTAAGCGCCAGCGCTCGTCACTTGGATGAATTCAATCGGGCCGCCTGCTGCGTAATATTCACGAAACCAGCCGTCGATAATGTCCTTGTCGTTCGTGTCGAGCTCAAAATCGACAATTGAGCCGCCAGGCCCCACGGTCTTCACAACCCAAGGCGTGCCGAAATCGCCGCAGTGCGCGACGCCGTTTGTCAGCGTAAACACAAGCTCATCGCCAACCGCGTACCCAGAGCCTGCGTTATTGATCGCAAAGTCGTTGAGAGCCCACACGGGGCTACCGTCGCAGTTTGAGAAGCCTTGAAACATGACCGGCACCAGTTCCGCACCGGCCCCGGTAGCAGAGTTGACGGAGATGGAAAGCGATGGCGCAGTTCGCCCGCGCACAAGAAACGCCGACGCGGGTTCAACTTCGACGCCAGGAGCCTCAACGGTAAACGTGATGGTGTCGCTCTCAACCGTGCCTCCTCCATCAAGCGCCAGCCCCGATAGCACCCAAACGGCCTGGTCGCCCTCCCCAACTTTCTCCAGCGACACGGAAAACTGTTGCGTCCCGCCTGCGCTGGCGGTCACAGTTGGCTCAAGTCGCTCTGAGATGATTCTCGCGTAGCCTTCCCCGCCGCTCGTCAGCTCCACCGCAGACACAGGCCCAGGGTCGTCGCCTGGTGCCGTCACTTTGCCAGCCGCGCCGGAGCCGAAATCCGATTCAAAATTCAGAAATGCCAGCGAACCACCCTGCACGCGATCCGCAGGCCAGTTGCTTACGCTAACCGTCACGGTGTCGGGCAGGCTTTCGCCCTTGCAGTCCACGCAGGGCAACGAACCGCCGCACTGGCCGCCAACGCACTGGCAGCCGGGAGGGCAGTCTTCGTTTTTTGCGCATGGGCCAGAGCACGGGCTAGCGCAGCACGGCGAGCAGGTGCTTCCGAGCATGATGCCGATTGGATACATGCCAGCGGCGAACGCGAGAATTAGCCACGCCAAGAGCGACGGCGGATCGGCCGAGACGATGGCGGCGAGGAGGTCTAGCATTGGGCGGCGATGAGGAACCAATCGGTGCCATCCTTGGCGATGGCGCAGTTACGAGATGACGCTGCCGTGCCGATGGCAGCAAATAAATTTGTCGCGCTCAGCGTGGCGGTCGAGCCGCGCAGCGTCACCGTTTTTGCGGAGTTGATCGACCACGCGCCGGTGAACGTGGCCATGCGGAAGGTCTTGCGGCTTGCGCCCTGCTGGATCGCATCGAACGACAAGGCCCGCCCGCGCGTTGGCGTCAGTTCAGCGGCTCGCACCACGTTCGCAATCCGCTCGGCGGATTCGCGCGTGAACTGTACGGCGTCGCGGTCGCTCGGCGTCATGTGGGCGGCATCCCGAAGACCGTTGCGAAACTAGCCTCGGGATTCACGCGGCGATTCAGAACCGTCGCATTCCCGGTCATGTTCAGGCCACCGCTGCCGTTGAGACCCACGGGATTCGGCGACGGCACCCATTCGCTATTCTGAAAATCAAACACCATCGCCCGACGTTTCTGCCCGCCGTCGATGAAGTTGAAACCCACATCTGGCAGCAGGAGGTTGTGGCCGCTCTGGCGGTAGGCCAGCGTGGCCGTCGCCTTCCAGAACTTCACGACCGTGCCGCCGAATTCTTCGTACTCGTATGTCGTGTCAATACCGGCCACGCGGATCGTGTGGGCGTCGCAGCCGAAGTAGGTGGCGTCGTTCACGCTGTTGTTCGCGGCATACCATCCCGATGGGAACGCGGAAAAGTTCTTCGTGACCTTCATCAGCACCACGCTCTCGGTGGTCATCAAGCCGGGGTAGAAGTCAAAGGCGGAATTGGTCAGCGGGTGGGTCGTGCCGTTGCCGCTGCCGGGCGTCCCAGGGTGGAAATACCGCAACGCCGGGAACTCGCCGCTACTTCCCTCAAAACTCCACACGGTGGGGCGCGAGGTCGGCGTCAGGAAATCCTCGTCGCGCACGATGCCGTATTCCAGCACCACCTCGACGTGGTACGGCGAGCCCTCGAATCCTTCGTTGATCGAAAACTTCCGCAGCTTCCACGCCGCAAGCCGTGGGTGCGGCTCACCGAAAATCGCAGAGGACGCGATCACCCCCGTGGTCGTGTTGAAGACGGCGGCCAGGATTTCCAGTTCCGTCGCCGGGTCGTTTTGAAGCGTGCCGTCGGCGAGAACGCAGACAAGCCGACGCTTGACGATGGCGGGCCTGCCCACCTCGCGCTCAAACGTCTGCGCCAGTTCTTTGGTCGAAACAACGCTCATGGTCACCCCATTCTCGCCGCGCCGACAATCGCTACCGGCTGGTTGAAGTAGTTGGCCGAGGCCCCCGTGATGCCCGCCGCGATAGAGTTCAGCAACCGCGTCTGGAGCCGGGCCTCGATCAGTGCGGGGTCTTGGGCCTGGGCGGCAACGTCCTGCACGAGCGCTTGCCCCTCGGCGGTGCGAATGTCAGCGACGTTCACCGTGGCGTTCGTGGGCCGCGTCAGCGCCTCCATCCGGCGGGCCTGCTCCTCCGCGACGCGGGCACTCTGAGCGAGGGCGGCGTTCGCACCGGCGTAAGCGTTTTGGAAGCCCGAGAGGAAGGCGTCGTTCTGGCGGGCGACGAGCGATTGGAACTGCTGGGCGGCGCTGCTGCCCTGCTGCAACTGCTGGGCCTGCTGGCGGTTGGCCTGAACGCGGCCGTCCACGATGCCCTGTTCGATGCGCTTGGCCTGCTCCAGTTGTTTGACCCGCTCCACCCCGGCGCGAGCATCCTTCAATCGCCCCTTGTCGCGGGCTTCCTCAATCGCCTTCTGCTCGGTCTGAATCCGAGCCTCAAGTGCTTGGATATTGACGGCCGCCTGCTTCTTGCGTTCCTCAAGTTGCTTGACGGCTTCCAGTTCGGCCTTCTGCCGTTCGTCGATCTTGGAAGCGAGGAAGTCTTCCACCCGCTGGGCTGCGGCGAGCCGTTGATTGAATAGGTCTTGCTGCCGCTCGACTTCCTTCTGGTACGTCTCGGCGGTGAGGATGCCGTCCTGTGCCTGCTGCTGGGCCTTGGCGATGCCCTGCTCAAGGGCTTGGGCCGCCAACGCCCCGACGTTGCCGAACTGCTCGGCCTTGCCGATAAGCCCGTCGATGCTCTTGTTCGTGGCTTCAAACGCCTTCGTGAACCCGTCGCCGAAGCCCTGCTCGACTGCTTGCTGCTGGGTGTCGAGTTTGGCCTGCAACTGGTCGAGTTGTGCGAGCTTGGCCGCAGCGGCGTCGGCGGCGATGACGTTGCCCGCCTCACGCTGGGTGCGGATTTCCTGCTCCAGCCGCAGCCGCTCGCGGTCCACAACTTCGATGTCCCGCTCCAACTGCGTCGTCGTGTCGCCCGCCTTGAGCAGTTCGGCCACGCGGTTCTTTTCGTTTTCGAGCGTCCGCTTCTGGAGTTCATCGATCTGCTTGAAACCTTCGATCTGCTTGTCGTATTCGCCGGTTGCCTTGGCGACTTCCTGCGCGAGCGTCGCGGCGTTTATGCGGCCGTCCTCGAACTGCGCACCGAGGTCGCGGAGTTTGTCTTGGAATTGTGCGGCGGCGTCGAAGCCAGACTGCCCGAATTGCTGCGCGCCCTCGACGGCCTTGTTGATCTTGTCCTGCAAACCGGCGAGCGTCTTTTCGGCTTCGGCGTTGATTTGTATTTCGAGTTTGGCGTCTTCCTCCAGGCGGGCCAGTTCGTCCTTGAACGCGGCCCCGGCCTTCTCGGCTTCACGCCGGAAGGTTTCCTCATTGAACAGCCCGGCGTCGAGCTTCGCCTTGAGGTCGTCTACCGCCGTCTGGTACTTGAGGGCGGCGTCGAAGCCTGCCTGCCCAAACTGGGCCGACTCGTTGATGGCAGTGCTGACGCTGCCGGTTATGTCGTCCAGCGTCTTCTGGAGCGTCTTGCTTTCGGCGACCAGCTCTTCAATCGCCCCGCCGCCGTTGACCTCAACGGTCGCCACGACCGGCTGCTCGATCTCTGGCACGATGCCCAGCCATTCCTCCGCAAACTGGAGAACGCGCTCAATGAAGCCGCCCACTTGGCCGACGACGTTTTTGATTGCGTCCCACAACCCACCAAACGCGGCCCCCACCGTCTCGGCAAAACCGCTGATAACGCTGCCAACGCCAGTGAATTCAAGGAACTGGCTAACCGCTTCGCCGACCACGGTGGCGGCGCGGCCAAGCGTGTCGCCGATAATGCTGCCGAGTCTGGCAAACGCTGCCTCGGCAATGGTGGCGACCCGCGACACCACTTCACCGATCTGGGCGAACGTGTCGCGGAACGAACCGGCGACGCCTTCAAACTTGAAGAACTCGCGGAAGCCAATGATTGCGTCGTTGATGCGGCCCGCGACCGCCGTGACCGCTTGGCTCATCGCGTCGATGACGCCGCTAATCAAGCGGCCTTGAGCGGCGAACGGTTCCAACACCGTGCCGATAAGGTTTCCGATTGTCGAACCAAACTGCAAAAGCACGTTGCCCGCCAACCCGATAGCACTGGTCAGTGGCGAGAAAATATCCAGCACCGCTCCGATGTTGCGGCCGAACGTGGCGATGGCCGACGCCAGCCCGTCGCTCAGGCTTTGCGTGATGCCGATGAACGGCGTCAGCAGTTCATTGCCCACGCCAGACAGCGAAGCCTTCACGGCGTCAAACGAATCGCCCAACGCCAGCACCCGGCCTACGTCGATCTCGGACAGACGAGCGTTGAAACGGTTGAGCGTTTGCTCGGCGGTGCCAAGATTGTTGAAGAACGGCAGCAACTCGGCTCCGCTCTTGCCGAAGATCGCCGTGGCGGCGGCGGCACGCTTGGCGGGGTCTTCAATTCCCTGCAGCCGTTCACCGATGAGTTTGAGTTGCTGCTCGCTGTCCAGCCCCTCAAGGTCGGTCAGGCTCACGCCCAAACGACCGAGGGCTGCGGTAGCCTGCTTGCTCTCCTCGTCGGCACCGGCCAGCGTCTTGAGCAGTCGCGTCATCGCGCCGTTGACCGTATCGAACGATACGCCCGACATTTCGGCCGCCTTCTGCAACGTCTGCATGAAGTTGAACGACACGCCGAGTTTGTCGGCAGCGTTTTGCAGTCGCTCCGTTTCGGCTTCCAGCGATGACAAGCCGCTGACCACAGCCGCCGCCGCCGCGCCGATACCGGCGATGCCAGCCGCCGCAAGCGTCGCCGGGTTCACAACGCTGGCGAGCGATGTGCCGATGCTGGCAAGGCCGCTGGAAAGACCGCCGGAGAACACTCGCCCAAGCCCTTCGCCAGCACTGGCAAGGCCAGACAGACGACCGGCGAAGTTGCCAATGGGGCCTGGGATCGCGGACAGTACGCCCGAAAGTTCGTTGAACTTCAGCCCCACGTCGCCAACCGTTTTGTCGTAGCCCTTCGCTGCCGTCTCGGCTTTCGTGAATGTCTGCGTCGCTTTGGCGACGGCACGGTCAAACGTCTCTTGGTTGATGCGACCCGCCGCGAGGTGGGCGGTGAGCTGCTGCACCTCTTGGTCGTACAACTCCATCGGAGTCATATTTGCGGCCGTGACCCTCGCAGCCTCGGCCCGCGCGGCGGCAATCTTCTTTTCTTCCTCGGCCAGACGAGCAGCGTCGCCGCTCAGTTCCGCCCGCGCGCGGGCTGCCGTTTGCTCGGTGATGGCCCCTCTCTCAACGAGGTCGGCGATCTCCCGCAGCTGGGCGGCACGATCTTCCTCGGCCGTCGTGTACCGCTGGGTGATCTCGATGCCACGCTCAAAGGCATCGGCGGCCTGTTGGGCTTCCTCGGTCAGTTGGGCAAACGCCGCCGCGTATTCCTGCGGCCCGACTGCCTTCGACTGCAACTGATCCGCCAGCCGGGCGAACCGCTCCGCAAACTGCTCCTGCGCACGGGCAGCACCAGCCGAGCTCTCCGTGAACGGGGCGAAGACCTTCGTGGCCCGGTCCACCTGCGCCTGCAAACTGTTCAGCGCACGCTCGGCCTGCGTGAGCGACTTCGGGACGCTTGAAGCGTCCGCCGTCACCTTCATCGCAAGTCCGAGAATGTTTGCCATAAATCACCCGCCGCCGAATAAGTGCTGCAATTGCTTGATCTGATCCACCATCTGCTGCTCGTGCTGCGGAGGCTTCTCGATTGGGTTGAAGTCGCTGGCCTGCGGAGCCTTTCCCTTGGCGGAATAGGGGGCAAGCATCGCGCTTACCTCAAGCCCCGTCTGCCGCCACGGATCTGGCAACGCCTGGAAATACCGCGTGTAAGCCATCCACTCGGCTAACTCCTGCGAGTCCATCCGAGCGGACAACTCTTTCACGGTCATGCCGAGATGCCCCGCCAACGCGAAGAGAAACCGCCGCGTCGGCGAGACGTTCAGCCTTTTCCCAGCTCTTCTACATCGGCCTCCGTCATGTTGTTGTGCTTCAGAGCGGAGTCGAATAGGCGGCCCATCACCGCGCCGCTCTTGTTGGCCAGCGCCGCCAACTGCTCGCGAGTAAAGAGCAATTCGCCCTTCTCGTTGCAGAGCACGCGGGCGAGGTACTCGGTGCGGAAGTTCTCCACGCCCGTCTCGCGCTTGCCGATCCAGAGCCGCTCGTAGGCGTCGCGCTCGCCCACGCTCATCACGCGAACGTAAACGTCTCCGCCCCACTCCCTCACCTTGACCTTCAGAAGGCCGAGGTCGTCCGCTGCCAGGATCTGTTCTGCCGTCAGTGCCGCCATGTGTGTGTCCTCATTCAGGCGTGATCTTGAACGACAACGCATACCGGGCGATGTCGTTTACCTTGCCCGAGAGCTGCACGCGCTCGCAGATAGCTTTCGTGGAGAAGGTCAGCCCGCCACCAGTGATGGCGAGCGTGGCCTTCTTGCCGTATTCGGCCAGCGAGACGTTGGCAGTGCTCAGGCACGAAATATCTATAGTGCCAACGTCAAATGCCCAGGTGCTCGCCCGCGCGAGCGGCAGACTGCCGCCCGCGCTGACCTTGATCTCCACGACCTCGCCGAAGTCCGTGGAGTTCCACGAAGCCGTAACGCCCGTGCATACGTTCGCCATGACGGGCCTCCGTCAGGCTTAGTAGCGGTCCACGCGGAAGGTGACCTGGCCCCGCACCGCGTCGTTCGTCGCAAACGTCAGCGTGGACGAAGCCACGGTGGCGGCAGCGCTGATCGCCGCCGACCCGCCGACCGTCAGCACGAGCGTTCCGGTTGAGGCGTCCCTGATGATGTTCGTGCCGAGGTAGTCCACCACGACCTCGCGGCCCGTGTCGGTAGCAGAACCCTTGAGCGGGCGGCTGATGGTCTTCACGCTGTTGCCAGCGGTGATGCCGAGGTGCGACACGTCAATGGTGTCGTCGGCGGACGGGTCGGTGTTGGTCACGACGATATTCGTGACGGTGAAGGCGGTGCCACCGAAAGAGAAGACGGTCCCGGTTCCATCATGCGGCGTAGCGGCCATCTGCTAAGTCTCCTGCCAGAGGATTGCGTAGGTTTGTGAAACGGAATACACCGGCGGAAGGTCGCCACCGGCCAACTGCACGAATCCGTCCGCCTCGTTTTGGAGACTGACGTTCTTCACTTCCACATTGTTCATGGTGCCGCCGTACCCATCCAGAACCTTTCGGCACTTGTCAGCAAGGTCTCGGACGGCCTCGTAGGTCTCGGCGTAGAGATCGAGCGTCATGTTCACCGTGGGCACGCCCATCGGGCCGGATAGCGTGTGCGAACGAATCACGCCCGACCGGCGATAGGTTGCGAAGGGCAGGGCAGCCGTTGCTGGGGCCAGCACGGGGAACACGCGAGCGCCGATCACGGCAGCCACGGCTGTGTTTGCTACCAGGGCCGACCGCGCCACAGACTCGGGGGATTTGAACGACATGCCACCATCGTGCCAGCGAGCCCGCCTCTGCTTGCAGTTACGGCGTGCCGCTCACCGTGCCCGTGCCGCTGTAGGTGAGCGACGACAACGCCCGCTCCAGTGAAATCCGCAGTTCCTGTTGCAGGATGAAGGCGACCTTGCTCTGCGACTGCTCCCACGCCGTCTTGACCGGCGGCTGTGCGTCGATGCCACCGAGCGGGCTGGGGTCGATCACCAGTTCCTGCCCCTTCTTCGCCTTCTTGAAGAACGCCTTCGGATACTGCGGGTCGGTCGCAAGGCCGCCGTCCTGCCGCTTGAAGATTCGGAACGGGCCGTAGCTGGCCTGGCTCGACGCGATCACTGAGTTCTGCCCGCTGACTTGGTGAACCTTTCCGAGCTTGCTCGTGCGGGTGTACGGGTTGTTGGCCACCTTCCTGACTACGCGCCGCTTGGTCCCGAACTCGAGCCACCACTGGTGAAACGCCCGGTCTGGCCCCAGCTGAACGCCGCCTGCCGTGATCTCCTGGGCTTCGCCCTTGCCGGATCGGTTGTAGCCAATGAGCCCTACGGCACCGCCGTTGCGGGGGTAGGTCTTCACCTTGTAATTCACGGCCCTGCGCAGGTTGCCCGTCACGCCGAACGGCGTCACCTCGCGGAGCCGCAGGAAGGCGGGCCAGATCGCTTTCTCCAAAGCCTCGCCCAAGATCGGGGCCACTTCCTTCGGGGAAAAAAGATTCCGCAGCGAATCGCGAAGGCCCGCGATTTCCTTGGAGTCGAGCTCGAGTTTGATCCCGGCGACGGCCATTAGCCGACGTTCTCCTGGCAGATGATCTCGTGCTCGCTGCGGTTGTTGTGCTCGAGCAGGCTGATGATCTCCAGCGTTCGCCCGCCCCACGACAGACGCATGTTGTGTGTCAGGCCCGGCAGGTAACGCATCCGCACTCGGTGGCTCATGGAGACCTGATTCTGACCGGCCAGCAACGCCTCGCGGGCGCTCACGCCGTCCACGCTTGCCCAAACGCTCGTGGAGTTGCTCCACGCCAGCACCGTCTCACCCAGGGCATTGGTCGTGCCGCTGGCGATCTGCACGGTAACGCGGTCGCGGAGCTTCCCGGCGTCGATCATCGGTAGGAGCCCCACTTCTGAGAGTCGAGTAGCGACGACACGGCGAACTCAAGTTCCTTGGAGATCGAGCCCACGATCACCGTGCTGCGGTTGTCGTACCAGAATCCCACGAGCATCAGCATTGCGTGCCGGATCGCGGCAGGCACGTCGGTGCCGCTGGACCCATAGCCAGCCCACCACGTGACGGCGTGTGCCCCGGCGTCGATGCGGTGCGGCGGCCAGGTGCCAGCGTAGATCGGCAGCACCGTGCCGGGCGTTGAGTGGCGGTCCACGCGGAACTGCTCCACGGCATAGGAGCCGGTTGTGCCGCTGTCGGTGGTGAACGTGAGCGACACTGCCGTGGCCGTGCCCGCGACGGCCATCGGCGGGCGTGGCAACTCAATCGGCTCAATGCCCGACGTGGGGAAGCGGTCGAACCGCATCACCCACTGGGTGTAGACGAGCGTGCGGTCGAGGTACTGCTCGCACCACTCGCGGGCCGCCGTGATGAGCGAGGCCACATAGGCGTCGTCGGCGTTGCCGTCGATGCGACAGTGGGCCTTCGCCTCGGAGAGCGTCACGGGCTCCACGGCGGGCGGCGTCTGGCGGCTGAGAGATCGGTACTTCACTTCTTGCGTCTCCGCTTGGGCGTGGCGTCGGCCGTCTCCACGTCGTGCTCGACGGCGGCCGTCTCGATCAACTCCTGCTGACGGTCCTCCACCGCGAACCGCTTGGCGATCAGTTCCGCCGCCAAGCCGCCGGGGATCTCCACGACTTGGCCGGGGCGGTAGGAGCGGAACGATCGCAGCATCTTC